GCTACCCATGATTTGGGCAAACCTCCACGGCGAGCATTGCAGTATCCCCAGGAATATCGGGTTTCAAAAACGAACCCGATTTGCACTCCGTCAGCGGACACCTTAAATGTTGCGCTGTCTTTATCTTTTGAGCGTTGCATAGTTTGACATCGTTGCACAAGCCGTGGGAATCACGGAATTAAGCAACGCCTTACGCATCGACAAGTCGGTCGTCTCCCGCCTCGTCAAGAAAGGCATGCCCACGACCAGCGTGGACGCCGCCCAGGCGTGGCGCGAATCGAACGCCCCGCCGCGCGCGAAGCGTGGGCAACGCGGCACACCCCCACCCGCGCCGAAACTCTCAAAGGTCGCCGAACCTCCGAGAGTGTCAGAGCCTGCCGCACCTCTGCCAGTTCCTCCACCGCCGCCGGTCCACGACAGCGCACCCGAGCCGGACGACGAAGACAACACGCCGCGCCAATCCCTCCGCCGCGCCCGCCTTGCTGAGAAGGTCGGCTACAACGAACTCGTCATCTGCAAGCGCAACGGCGGATCGGTCGAAGACATCCGCAAGGCAAACCAAATCTACATCGCCAGCCGGAACAACCGCATCAAGGCCGAAAAGGATTTCAAAGACTGGCAACGCCAGGAAGCCATCACCCTCTTCTACGACGAAGCGCGCGACATCACGAGCCGCCCGCACATCACCGCCAAGCAGCTCCTCGAAGTCATGCCCAAGACCCTCGCCACCCGGCTGCACGGCCAACCGCAGAAAACCATCGAAGCCACCCTCGCCGAGTGGGCCGACAACCTCACGACCATCATACGAAAAGCCATATGACCATCGAACACCTCAAAACCTCCGACCTCATCCCCTACGCGCGCAACGCGAAAAAGCACGACGCCAGCCAAGTCGCCAAGCTCGCCGGGAGCATCCGCGAGTTCGGCTTCACCAACCCCGTCCTCATCGACAAGGACAACGGCATCATCGCCGGTCACGGTCGCGTGCTCGCCGCTCAATCCCTCGCCCTCGAGTCTGTCCCCTGCATCCGCCTCGGCCACCTCACCGACACGCAGCGCCGAGCCTACATCCTCGCCGACAACCGCCTCGCCGAAATCGGCGGTGGGTGGGATGAGGAAATGCTCAAGCTCGAGCTGGCGGATCTTCGTGAGCTTGATGTTGACTTCGACTGCCTCGGCTTTGATGCCGACATGATCGAGGAAAAGCTGAATCCGCCCGAGCCTGTCCCATCCATCGTTCCAGAAAGCAGCACGCAAGAAATCGATGTCGATTCTTTCAACATGGAACACCGCTGCCCCCGCTGCGGCTTTGAATTTGATTCCAAAAAGCCAGAATGAACCCTCACGCTTGGCATCTCTCCGACCTCTCCTCCGTCCCGCAGAACGGCATCAAGGTCATGTCCACCTTTGCCTGCGGTGGCGGAAGCTCTATGGGCTACAAGCGCGCCGGTTGCCAGATCGTCGCTGCCAATGACATCGATCCCGAAATGGCATGGCACTACAAGCGGAACCTCAACCCGCCGCAATACTACCTTTGCCCCATCCGCGACTTGCTCACGGCAGACTTGCCGCCAGAGCTTTTCGCATTGGACATCCTCGACGGATCCCCGCCTTGCTCCACATTCAGCATGGCCGGAAGCCGAGAAAAAGCATGGGGAAAAAAGAAACACTTCCGCGAAGGCCAAGCCTCTCAAGTCCTCTCCGATTTATTCTTCGACTACCTCGATTTGGTTGAACGCTTAAAGCCCAAAGTCGCCATCGCTGAAAATGTGAAAGGCATGATCCTTGGCAATGCCAAAGGCTACACCAAGCTCGTCATGGATCGCTTCCGCGAAATCGGATACCGACCGCAACTTTTTCTTTTGAACGCCGCCGACTGCGGAGTGCCACAACGCAGGGAACGAGTTTTTTTCTGCGCTCTACGGAATGACATTGCCAAGCCGCTTTTGAAACTTGCGCCCAAGCATCAATGGATTTCAGCAGGCGAGGCAACGAACGATTTGCAGGTGCTGACAGAAGAAGAAAAAAAACAAACAAAGCCAACAAAAAGTGATTTACTTTTTTGGCCTAATACAAATCCAGGTGAAAGCCTTTCAGTTGAATGTATGCGCCAACGAGGGAAAGCATCATTTTTTAATAATTACCGATTGGATTCAAATTCCCCGTCCAATTCTTTGTCTGCAACAAGTTGGGTCATGACTCACTGGGATGAATGCCGAACCCTCACCTTCCGCGAATGGAAACGCCTCGGTAGTTTCCCCGACGATTACGAAGCCAAGACCGACAAGATCGGCAAATACATGATCGGCATGAGCGTCCCGCCAAAGATGACAGAGCAAGTCGCCCGCGCTGTGATTGACCAGTGGCTCAAACAATGACCCCCGCCGCTGAAGCCCTACGTGAACACCTCCGCTCGATCTACGCACCGATTGACAGGCGCACCGTCACCGAGTGGTGCGCTGACGAGGTGATCCTGAGCGAGCGGCAGACGCAGATGCCCGGAGCATTTTCGACACGCCTCACGCCCTACCTCCGCGAGCCGCTTGAGTGTTTCGGCGATGTCGATGTCTCCGACCTTGTGCTGGTATTTGGAACGCAGACCGGCAAGACGACGATGGTGCAAGCAGGAACGGCCTGGCGTATCGTGAACAAGCCGCAGCCCGTCGTGTGGGTCATGCCCACCGAAGGCCTCGCCCGATCCTTCTCCGAGACGCGCTGGCTGCCGCTCTTCGACGACAGCGCCACGCTCGCCGCTCAGAAACCCGCAGACCGGCACCGATTCAAAAACCTCGAGCAGCATTTTTCGCGGTGCTCGCTCGTTTTCGTCGGCAGCAATTCCCCGGCGAACCTCGCCAGCCGCCCCGCCGGACTCCTGCTGATGGACGAGGTGGACAAATTCGCCAGGGAGACCGATCAAGAAACCTCCGCGCTTTTCCTCGCAGAGAACCGCACCAAGTCATTCGTCGGCGCGCTTCGCGTTAAGACCAGCACGCCCACCACGCCGGACGGCGCGATATGGCAGGAATACCAGAAAGGCACGCAGGAAAAATTCATGCTCGAGTGCCCGCACTGCCACGAGCGCATCGAGCTTTTGTGGGAACAGGTGAAGTGGGACACCGACGCGAAAGTGGCCGGCAAGTGGAACATGGCCCGCGTCGAAGAATCCGCGCGCTACATTTGCCAACGCTGCCAAGGCGAGTGGAACGACGGCCAGAAAATCGAAGCCCTGCAAGACGGCAAGTGGCAGGCCACAAACCACAGCGCCCAGCGAGGCTTTCGCAGCTTCCACCTCAACTCCCTCTACGCGCCGTGGCGCTCCTGCACCTTCGGCGCGCTCGCCGTGAAATTCCTACGCGACAAAGACACGCTCAACGGCCTCCAAGATTTCACCAACAGCACGATGGCCATGCCGTGGGAGCAGGTCGAGACCAGCATCGGCGACGCCAACATTCTCAGCCTGCGCGGCGACTACACGCGCGGCACCTGCCCGATCGAGCCAGCGCACATCGTCACCTGCGCCGACATCGGCCAAGATAAACAGCACTGGGTCACCGTTGCATTTGATACGACAGGCCAGAGCTTCGTCCTCGACTACGGAACCACGCTCACCATCGAAGACCTCCTTGCCGACTCGCCCCGCCGCATTTATCGCACGCCCAGCGGGCAGGAAGTCCGCCCCGAGTGCGGCCTCATGGATTCCGGCTTCGCCACCTTCCGCGTTTACACCGCCTGCCAAGTCAGCGCCGGATTCTGGCACGCCGCCAAAGGCTCCGGCGCAACCTTCGGCAGCCGCATCGGGCGCACCGTCATCGACGACTTCCCCGGCGTCGTGCTCTACACCTTCGTGGACCACGCCATAAAGACGGAACTCTTCATCGACCGCATCCGCAACGGCAAGCCCCCGCTCGCCATCCCACGCGACACGACCGAAGACTTCCTTCGCGGCATGAGCGGCCAGCGCCTCGTTCCCCGCAAGACCGCCACCGGCCAAGAGTTCGTGTGGAAATCCGTGGCGCAAGATCACTACATGGACGCCGTAAAACTCTGCCATGTCGCCTGGCACATCTTGAAAAACTGACGCCGTGAAAAAATCCCAACTCTGGAAAATCTATGTGGCAAAAAATCCCAGCTTCGCGGGCGACGGGAACATCACGATGAGCGCACGCGGCCTGCGTAAACTCTTCGACCAAACATGGGACTTCGCCTACCACGAAGGCGAAGACGATCACGACCCCGCGCCGGTCACCGACTCAAGATCCGTGGACGACCTCCGCAAAATCTTCGGGATGTTCTGACCAATTCGGTGGAGTCACCGATATGATCCCCGAACTTTTCCCCGAACTTTTCCCCGAACCTTTTACCTGAACCGCCCGCCGAGCTAGGTTTTAAGCGGTTCTACGGGCGCCTTGTTTTTTAAATTGCTGTCAACGAATATTTTTAAATCGGCTTAAAAAATATTTCCTTTCTCTTGAAAATAATTGTTTACAAAAATCAAGTTCGTGAGAAACTCATCTCAGGTCGAAGGCGCAACGCCGGAGACGAAAACCAAAAAATGAAAATCACAACCACACCAACAAAACATAAAGACAGCGCAACATTTAAGGTGTCCGCTGACGGAGTGCAAATCGGGTTCGTTTTTGAAACCCGATATTCCTGGGGATACTGCAATGCTCGCCGTGGAGGTTTGCCCAAATCATGGGTAGCAACCGAAGCCAAAGACAAAGAAGACGCGATCGAAAAACTAATCACAGCTGATGCCGGATTGATTGAAATGATGAAATCTCTTCGGACAACAGGCGAATGGTCTGCAAGATAAATCAAGAAAAACCCAACCCAACATTACAAATGAAAATCCAAGACATCTACAACATCACACTCACAGCCGCAGACACCAAAGCCAGCGAGCAAATCCAAGTCGGCTTTTTGCTCGTCCGTAACATGGGCTACGGAAAGCAGGAAATCGCCAACGAAATCACCGACCTCCGTCAAGCAGTCCGCGTCATGCGCGCCGGAATGACTGACAGCGAGATTGATCGCCTCGATCAAATTCGCCTCGAGCGCACAGGCGTCGAATACGACGCCGAGCAGGGAACCATCGCCGAAGAATTCTCAGAAACCGTCGGCGACCTCATCGATGCTTTGAACTCCAGCGACTACACATGCACGATCACCGCCATCGAGGAAGCCTCCAAATGAAAACCGAAACCATGAAAACCTTGATCCGAAAAGAACTGCGCGAAATGGAGATTTCAAATGGAGAAATTCTTGATCACAAAACTCAAATCCGTTTGTGCCGTTCAATAGCGGGCGACAACTGCACAAAAATCAACTCGTTCCACTTAGCTCTGAATTTAATGACAACAGGAAATCATGTCATTCAAGGATCAGATTTGATTCTCACAGATTCCTATTTGTAACCCCCAACCAACGACAAAAATGAAAACCTCAGAAAAACAACTCTACAACGCCCTATCTTACCTTGTCATTTTCGGGAAGCAGTTGAAGAACACGCTCGAGGAACTGACCTTCGCCATCGAAAAATCCGAGAGCCTCCTCATCGCCCACAACCTCAAAACCACCACCCGCTTAAAAAAATGAAAACCGAAAATCAAATTATGAAAAAAGACCTCCACGCATACCTAGTCATTGACTGCAACGGTGAGCTAATGGGAACCGGCCAAATCGAAGCAGACGCCATAGAAAGCGCGGCTAAAGCTCTTGAGCAAGAAAGCAGTGAAATTGAGGAAATAATTGAAAAATGTCAGAATGGATACCAAGGCGAAGAAAGCCTCTTTCTAAGCTCCCGAAAGGAATGGGAAGAGGTAGCTGGAATGACAGTTGAAGAATACCTTGGACAATGAGCAAAAAGCCCACCACCCACGGCGGCGCGCGCAAAGGAGCCGGGCGAAAGTCAGGCTCTGGAAAGGGCCGAACCTATGTTCCAAAGACCGTGGCGATGTCGGAAGAATCATGGGACAAGCTCGACCGCGCCCGAGGCGACCAGTCACGCGGGAAATATATCGAGAGCAAACTCTGAGACAATTATTATGACTTATACCTCAATCGGCATAAGAAAAAGATATCTTCGTTGCCGTATATCTCATCGGTCTCGTTGAAAAAACAGGTCTGTATTTTCAACATGTTTTGACAGAAAAAGACATCAAAATTTCCGTCAAAAATATGTTTAGAAAAGACGGCGCAAACTCAAGCCATGCTTGAACTACTCGCCAGATTCTAATCTTTGACATGCCCGCCTTCATGCAGGCAGGCGGACATACGACCGGAGCGACATGCAACGGTGGGATGGGCGGTCATTCATGGCCCGAGACTCCCGAAAGCCCACGCTTGAAAAGGAAGCGCGCACCGTCCCTGCATTCCTCCCCCTCTGTGTCCTCTGTGCTCTCTGTGGTTAAATCCTAGTCTTTGACACGCCCCCTCGGGCGTGACCGACCTCGACAAAATCTCCGGCGTAAAATCCTACCTCCGCCGCACCAAGAACACCGCCGAACTCCAGGCACTCGCCGACGCCGCATTTCTCTCCGCGTCCGAGGAAGTCACGATCACATCCATCAGCGGCGACGGCACCGCCTCCAGCGGACAGGTCAGTTTTCCAAAATGGCTTTTGTTGCAAGCCATCGAAGAAATCCTCTCCGAAGGCCCGAACGGACGCCAACTTTTCAACATCGCTGACCGCTCCCGCTACGGCACCGCCATTTGACACGCGCCCTCGGGCGTGTCCGCGAAATCAAAAAAATCAAGTTGGGGTGGACCCCGCCCCGGAGCAGGCCGCCCCCGCAAGCTCGACGCTAAAGCCGCCGCCTTCGAAGCCGCCCAGCCCTCTCTAAATCGTGGCCTCATCTGGGTTCCGACGACCGACCCGAAGCGCGAACTCACGGCACACAGCCGCCTTGAAATCCTAAAAGTCTCGCGCTGGCTCTACAACAACGCGCCACAAGCCACCTACATTGTCGAACACCTCGCCCAGCGCGCCATCGGCACCGGCATCGTCGTTCAGCCCAAAACCTCGAACACCGAGTGGAACAAGAAGGTCGATCAGTATTTCGAGGATCGCAACTGCGCCGAAGCCTGGGCATTCGACGCCGGCGCACAGGTAAATTTTTATACCGCGCAAAGTCTCATCCTTCGCCAGGTCGCTATCGACGGCGACTTCTTCGCGCAATTCCTCCAGACCAAAGAAGGCGCGGCCCGCGTCCGTTTCCTCGGCGGCGAGTCCATCGGCGGTGCCGGATCATTCGCCACCGATTCGCACGACGGCGTGATTCTCGACCGCTATGGCGCGCCCGTAGCCTACACGCTGAACAGTGAAGACGGCCTCCGCGTTCCCGCCGAAGACATCCTCCACTTCCGCCATATCCGCCGCCAAGGCCAGCCCCGTGGCGTCTCGTGGTTTCACTCCGCCGCCGCCAACCTTCGCGACATCAGCGAAATTAACGGATTTGTTAAGGGCGCGTATAAGGCCGGCGCTCAGATCGGCTACATGGTGACATCCACTGAAGTCGCCAAGATCGGCTTGGGCGCTGGCATGAAGACGACCAGCAACGAAGTCGGCGACCTCACGACCAGCGACCTCCCGAACGGCATCCTCCTCCCGCGCCTCAAGCCAGGCGAAAAGCTCGAAGCCTTCAAAAACGACATTCCCGGCCAGACCTACGAAGCCGTCATGCGCGCCCTCCGCTCGGATGTCGCGTTCGCCATCGGCCTGCCACCCGAAGCCATGATGGTCAATGTCGGCCTCGCTGGCACCGAGCAACGCGCCGTTTTGGAAGTCACCCAAAACTTCCTCGAGCGCCTGCAACAGCAGGTCATCGATCAGTTTTGCAGGCCGTTTTACAAGTATTGGCTCTGGCATGAAATGCAGGCCGGTCGCCTCGAATACCCCGGCGATGATTGGTGGCGGCACGAATGGCTCGCCCCGCGCAAGATCACCGTGGACTCAGGCCGCGACGCCCGCGCCTACAGCGAGCAACTCGACAAAGGCCACCTCAGCCCGACCCGCTACTACAACATGCTCGGCCTCCGCGCCACCGAGGAAGAGGACGATGTCATCGACACCTACCTCCGCCGCAAAGCCAAGTGCGACGCCCTCGGCCTCGATGTTTCGCAGGTCTTTCCAAATTCCCTCCGCAACGGCATCGCCGCCCAACAACCCGCCGAGCCGGATGACGACGAGCAACCATCTCAACCACCCGCACAACCATGACCACACCCACCCCGAAATTCTATGCATTGGAAAAATCCGACAACGGCGAAGCAACGATCCATCTCTATGATGAGGTCGGTGCTTTCGGCTCAGGCTCAAAAGAATTCCTCGCCGACCTCGGCAAGCTCGAAGGCCAACACATCCATCTCCGGATTAACTCCCCTGGCGGAAGTGTTGTCGAAGGCACGGCAATCTACAACGCCCTTCGCCGCCACAAAGGAGGCCTGACCGTCCACATCGACGCGCTCGCCGCCTCGATGGCTTCGGTCATCGCCATGGCAGGCGCTCCCGTCTACATCGCCGACAACGCCCTCATGATGATCCACAACCCGTGGACCGTCAGCATGGGAGACAGCGACCAGCTCCGCCGCGAAGCCGCGCTCCTCGACAAACTCAAAGACTCCCTCCGCAACGCCTATGTGCGGAAAACAGGCATGGAGGCCGACCGCATCGCCGAGATGATGGACGAAGAAACCTGGCTTGACGCCGTCGAAGCCGTCGCCCTCGGATTCGCCGACGCGATCGAGGAAGGCGTCGCCGCCGCAGCCACCGCAACCCCCGCCCAACTCCGCGCCCGATTTGACAAGTTCGCGCAGGGCATGACCCAGCAGCCCGAAACCCAAGAGCCCACCGCTCCCGAAGTCCTCGACACCGTCGTCAGCGAATCCGCTCCCGAAGTTATCGAAACTCCCGCCTCCGAAATCGTCGAAGAGGTCGCCGTTCCTGCCGATTCTGTCGAGCCAACACCCGAGCCAGAGCAACCCGCTCCCGCCGAACCACAAGCTCGCGCCACCGCAGCCGACGCGATCCTCGCCAAATACAACGAAGTGATCGCCCGCGCCGAATCCGCCGAAGCTCACGCCAAAGCCGTTGAGTCCAAACTCGAACTCGTAAAAAGCGAACTCGCCACCAAGTGCGAAGACCTCGACCGCCTCGAGCGTTCCCTCGGCCTCTCGCCCGCCCGCGTCGTCCCCGCCGTCGACCAAGTGCAAGACTCCGGCTCGATTTACGACCAATGGAAAAGCGCCAGCGGAGCCGACAAAACCCGAATCTTCCGCGCCAACCGCAAAGCCCTCGAAGCCCACTCGAGACTGCACGGCGTTTGACACCCCACCAATCCACGAAACCCAACCTCACCTAACCACCACCCACTAATATGGCCACTACCATCAGCTCCGAACTCAAACTGAATGTCGTTCTCGACAGCGCCCTCATCGCGCTCCGCGAGGCACTTCTCCCGATCAACTCCTTCTCGACCGTGTTCAACTCGGTCCCACTGCAAGGCACCGACAAAATCTCGGTTCCGTTTTTCCCTCTCGCCACTGACGCGACGAGCGACTTCAACGGCACCTACGCTTTCGGCGACACGAACGCGATCAACAGCCGCGAGATCACGGTCAACAAGCGCAAGTATCAAGCGCTGTCCTTCACCTCGAGCGAACTCGCCCGCCAGCCTTATTTCAACCCCGAGCAGCTCGGATTCTTGAAAGGCCGCAAACTCGCCGAGGACATCCTCCGCGACATCCTCTCGATCGTCACCCTCGCCAACTACGGCGCGGCGATCCACACCGGCGCGGCCTCCGCGTTCGACAGCGAGGACATGGTCAACATCAAAACCGCGCTCGACCAAGCCAAATGGAGCAAGTCCAGCCGCGTGATGATCCTCGACAACTCCTACGAGGGCGCACTCCTCAAGGACGCCGGCATCAAAAACGCCGCCGCAGTCGGCAGCGCCACCGCGATCCAAAACGGCCGCCTGCCACAGATCGCTGGCTTCGATGTCATCGGCACCAACCTCATCCCCGGCAACAGCCAGAACCTCGTCGGCATGGTCGCACTCCCCGAGTCGATCTTGGTCGCCTTCTCGCCCATCCAGCCATCCCCTGGCGTGTTGAACCACCTCACCAGCTACGAGACCGCCGTCGATCCAGAGACCGGCCTCACCATCGAATACCGCGCATGGGCCGACCCTGACACCGACACCGAAAAACAAGTTCTCGAGGTCAACTACGGCTACGCCCTCGGCCACGCCGCCGCCCTCAAGCGCATCGTCTCGGCTTAATCCTGATGCGCCTAGCAATCACGCTCACTCGCACCGGCAACACTTGGAAGGTCGAAAGCCTTCCGAGTGTCCCGCTCGGCGAGCAGCTCGCCGCCTTCAAAGCCAAGCAAGTGGCCGGCGAGTTGACCGCAGACGAGACGCTTGTCGTCTCCCTCGGCGACACGCTCAAGCGCCACATCTGCAAAGCCAAGCCAGCTCCCGCCGTTGAGGTGGAAGCCGAAGAGTCGCCAAAGAAAAAGAAGTAATTCCCGCAAAGCGCCCGCACCGCGCTCCTCGCCCGCAAAAGCCCTCGCCGTTCTCACTCCGGCGGGGGCTTTTCTTTTGACACGGCCCCAGTGTCGTGTCGCCCGCATCCCGCAACGCCCTCGCTCTCCGCTCTGCGCAACTGCGCCAAAGCGCCCACGGCACCGCGGTCAAGTTTCGCCAGGCTGAGATCGTCGTCTGCCTCGCTCCCGTCTCCATCGGCCTCGATCTCGAAACCGGCGGACTCCGGCAAGGCGGCGAGTTCTCGATCCGCTTTCTAGCCGCTGATCTGCAAAGCCCACCCCGCCGAGGCGAAGCCGTCACCTTCAGCGCCAAGACCTACTTCATCAGCCAAGTCAGCGAGACCCACGCCCCCGGCGAATACCTCGCCACCATGTCTCCAGGAGGTGCCGCGTGAACCTCCCCGTCGAAACCTCCCTCGCCGCATGGCTCCGCAGCCAGCCCGCCTTTGACGGCATCCCGGTCCACACCGGCCAGAGCGCCGAGACGATCCCGCAGGACCAGAGCGTTCTCCTCGCCGGCTGCGAATCTACCGAAGCCGTCGCCCGTGGTTTCTACAAAGCCACCGCCTCGATCGTCCTCGTCACCCCCTCCGTCATCGAAGGCTCCCTCGAAGCGCACGCCGCGCTCGCCGAATCCCTCCGCTCCTCCCTGCTTTCCGCCACCGATCTCTCCGACGCCTTCGCGCCCGCGCTCACCCTCGCCGGAGCCGACCTCCGCTCGGTCGATGACACGCAATCCGATGGCCGGTGGGTCACTACCGCCGCTCTGACCCTGGCCTTCACCGCGTCCGGCATTTGACACGCGACTCCCTTCCGAAACCCGCAACCAACCCAACTCCACCACCACCATGGCCGCAACTCTCTATCGCTCATCCGCAGTATCCACAGCCGAATACGGCACGCCCAATGTCACAGGGCTCATCGTCACTAGCTTCAGCGTCAATGAAACCGCATCGCTCTCCGAGGTCAAAGATGACCAAGGCTCGATTCTGGCCGTGGCGGTCGCCGAGCCAATCCAAGAAATCTCCATCGAAGGAATGCGCACCGGCACCTTCGCCGCTTCGGTCGGCAGCGCGTTGACCATCACGATGCCCGCCTCCGTGGATCTCGGAGCGACGACCATCGTCACCGGCCTCACGAGCAACTTCGCCGCCGAGCAGTTCGAGACCGTCTCTCTGACCGCCCGCTCTTACCAGACCACGATGACGGCTTCCTAAGCCAACCCGCACCCAGCGCCCGGCGCGTGTGATTCACCGCGCTGGGCTCCCTACGACAAATGACGACAAAACCTCTCGCTGTATTCAGCACCCGCGACCTCAAGCTCGCCACGATCCTGCTAACGCTCGGCTTCGAACCTGAGAACCCCGCCGCTCCCGCCACGCGCATTCGCCGCGATTCCGGCGACGAGACGACCGTCTTCCACTTCCTCGCCAATCACCCGACCTCCGGCCAGCAGGCCAACCAGGTCATGGAGTGGTTCCGCGACGCCGACATTTTCCTCGAGAAAAACCCCGAGCATCCCGTCGCCTACATCCTCGCCGCTCTCCGCAACCGCGACACCCTCGTCTCGGTCGTCAAAGCCACCCCGCGCCAACTCGTCTTCGAGCGCAACGGGAAAATCGTCTCGATCTCCGAGAACGCCACCGAAGCCGACAAGAAGCGCTTCGCCAAATTTCTATGAAAAAAAACAACGACAAATCCACCACGAACGAAACCCTCGAAACCGACGACGAAGTCCTGCGCGAGCAGGCCATGCGCGACGGCACGAAGCGCGTCGGCAAGTTCAAGCTCCGCCCCTGCGTCCCCGGCACCATCTCCATCATCCGCTCAAACCTCCTCGAGAAGCGCGATGAGTTTTGGTTCGTCGCCGCCTTCGCATTCGTCCACACCGCGCCGATCGAGGACATCCTCGCCGTGGACAGCGACCCCGAGGAATTCAACCGCGCCGTCCGCCGCTGGCAGCTCGAGAACATCGCCGACCTCGACGATCAAAACGAACTCTCCAAGCTCGTCTCCGCCGCCTGGGATCGCGTGAACGCCGCCGAGACCAAGGCCAAGAACCCCTCCACCGGAAGCCCCACCTCGGGGGAGTAGCATCCCCCAACTGGCTCGCCTCTTATGTCTACCGATTGGCCAGCATCACCGGTTGGGGGTTCCAAGCCTGCATGTGGGAAGTCCCCTTTGCTGCCGGGCTCCAAATCCTGGACGCCGATTCATTCAGCCGCGGCGTGCCTCGCCTATATCTGCGCCGCAACCCGAACGCGGATTTTGACTCCCTCGCCGCAATAGAAAGCGCCTTCGCAAAAATCACATGAGCTCGGCATCCATAGAAATCGAAAGCACAGGTCTTGAAGACATGTTTCGCTTCTATGGTGAGGTGAAAGGAAAGTCTCTCCCTGACACGCTTCGCATCCATGCGCGCTTGCTGTGCGTGGAACTCGCTCGCCGGACTCAGCCCTTTGGCACTGACGACAAAGTCGGCAAAGCGGCAGTTGCCAGAGACCTCTTGGGTGGCAAAAAGAGATATGGTCTCTTTGCGCCCATCACGGACTTTCTAGCTGAGAACTCCGAGCCCTACGGCTCTGGCAACATTCGGCTTTTTGTAAAAAAAGACGGCACGGTTTACGGCACCGATAAAGCGCACTTCCGCCAATTTGCCACCCTCGGATCGATGCGGGCCATCCACAAAAAAGCCTATCAAAACGGCAGGATGTCATCAGCCGGGTCAGGCACCCGAGACATCGGAAGGTGGAAATTCATCGATAAGTATTTCGTCCCTGCCAGCACGCTCAATGAGTATGTCGCACTTCAGCAAGCCAAGGTGGGCCTTGCAAAATCCGGCTGGGCGGCCTGTGCCAAGAAGATCAAAAAGACAACAAGCGGAAGTGCCACACGCGGCATCCCTCGCTGGGTCACGCGTCAGCTCGGCGATTACGATTTCGGCATCGTCGAAGACAACGCGGACGACCTCAAGAACCCGCGAATCAAGCTCACCAACACAATCAAATATGCCGACAAGGCATGCCGTGAGTCTGAGCGCGATGTCGCCGTGGTTACCGTCGTTCAGAAAATGATCAAACAACTTGGCAACATGCTCCGCTACGAGCGCAAACAACTTCAGAAAGCTGCCTGACCTATGGCCGACGCAACAGTCACATTCGCCGCCAAAGACCTGAACCTCGGGTCCACTATCGACAAACTCAAAAAGGAACTCGGCGCCACGCAGGATGCCGCCAAAAACGCCTCCAAAGGCTTCGACCTCTCTTTCGGCAAGATCGGCGCCGCTGCCGCTGTCGCCGGCGCAGCCGTGAAGGTCGGCATGATGGCCGTCGAGGCCGCCACGGCCGGAGCTCGTGCGGTCGTGGATGGTTTCGGTCAAGCCATCGATCTCGGCGGCAAGCTCAACGATCTTTCCTCCCGCACTGGAGAATCTGCGGGGAATCTCCTCGTTCTCCAGCGCGCCTTTGAAAACACCGGCGTCAGTGGCGACAAGGTCGGCACCAGCATCAACAAACTTCAAAAGTTCATGGCGGAAGCCGCTGCCGGGGGCGCGGAGCAATCGGCCACAATGAGCGCCCTTGGGATTTCCATGAAGGACTTGGAAGGCAAGACCCCGACGGAGCAAATGCAGGTTTTCGCAAAGCAGATCGCCGGCATTTCCGATCCCGCCGAGCGCGCCCGCGCCGCAATGGAAGTTTTCGGAAAATCGGGCGGCGAGCTTTTACCCATGCTCAACAATTTCGCTGGCGAGATCGATGGAGCCAAAGGCCAACTCGGCAGCTTGCCGGGCGTGATGGACCGCAGCGCCTCCGCCATGGATTCCCTCGGTGACAACTTTTCAGCCATCAAAAACAAGACGATGGAATTCGCCGCCGGGTTCCTCGAGTCCGCCCTGCCCGCGCTGAATGCTTTCACGACTTCGCTGACCGGCGTCGATGCCGCTGGCTGGGGGCAGAAACTCATGAGCCAGGTGATGAGTGTTGCGGATTTCCTCATCGGTGCGTTTCAAGCCCCCATGCCAGCCATCGAGGCTCTCGGCGCAGCACTCATCGCTGGCGTCAAGACCGCTGGTAACAACTACCTCAACGCCCTCATCGATGCAGGCAAGTTCCTTTCCGCCTTTTTCTCCAGCGACCTACCGGGTATCATCTCGGGAGTCCTCGGCAATACGCTCATCAAGGCTTTTGTGGATTCTGCCAAGGCATTCATCGATGCCATCCGAGGCGTCATTACCGCTTTCGAGACCTGGCTAGGCTCCGCCATTTCGAATGTTGTGGATTTTTTCACGACCAAATTCTTGGGCGTCCTCAGCGCGGTGGCGCAGGATTTCCAATCCGCGATGTCCGACCCGATTGGATTCGTGACCGGCAAGCTCGACAGCGCGCTCGCCGGGGTGATGAACAATGGCGGAAACACTTTTCAGACATCCTTTGAAAAAGCCGGTGGCTCCGCACTCGACAAGATCAGCGCCGGGCTCGGTGCGGTCTCCGACGAATATGGCGCGAAGATCGTGGACGGATCCATCCGCGCCAAAGATGAATTCGGCAAGCTCGTGGACAGCCTCGACAAGAGCGACAAGGACTTCTTCGGCGCGAAGGACTCCATGAGCGTGGCCTCCGAGAAATTGGCCACCGTCACCGAGTCCGGTAAGAAACTCCGCGAAGAGTTTGAGAAATCTGCCACATCGGCCGACGCCGCCAACAAGAGCACCTCTGGCGCGGTCACAGATGCCGAATCTATCGCAGGCTCTTTCGACAAAGTCGCAGGCTCCGCCGCGAAGGCCAAAGAAGAACTCTCCGAATCCGCCAAGCTCTTCAAAGCCATCGAAGAAGCCCGAGCCAAAGACGCCACGGACCCCGGCGGCCGCGACACCAAGCGCGCCCAGGACGCCATCGGCAAAGGCAACTTCTCTGCCGCCGAGCGTGCTGCCAACCGCATCGCCGCCCGCGAAGAGCGCCAAGGCCGCCAAGCCGGAGAGAAACAAGCCGCCGAGGCCGAGGCCGCCAAGCCCTTAAGCCAGCGCATGGCCGAAGGCACCCAAACCCTCCGCGCCCGCTTCGCCAAATCCGACAAGCCTGCTGCCGACCAGCCCGCCACCGAAAAACCCAAATCCTTCCGCGAGCGCATAGCCGAAGGCACGCAATCCTTCCGCGACCGAATGGCCGGCAGTGATGCCGTGGACAAACCCGGCCAATCCGGCCAGACCGACACCGCCGCCCGAGGTGGTGACAAAGCCAAGTCCTCCCTCGATACCCTCGTCGGCGACATCAAAAAACTCCTCGAAAAAATCGAACCGCGCCTCCCCGTCGCCGCACTCGTATGACCATCTACTCTGCCAGACCTTTTCCTCTCCAAATCCGCGAGTCCATGACGACTCGGTTCTCGGGCTTGATCGAATATTCTGCGACTTTTCTTATCGATAAAGGAGCCAGTGCAGCATTCGCCGTCGGTGCGGTGATAGCCACCACCCTCGGCAGCGTTTCGATTTTCCCTGGAGTCAGATATGTGCGCAATAATGACAGTCCCTTTGACGAGGTAGAGCTAACCGCCTACGGCAAAGGCTTCGCTCTTGGCACCCGCGTTGTCTTTGGCACCGAGGTCTTGGAGTTGTCTAAAACCTTCGAGCACATTGACGCAACGCAGAATCCTCCAGTCACGACCACCTGGACCGTTTACGAGACATGGCGCTGTGAGACGGCGACCAAGCACAATGTTTTAAGTAACGATTCGTCATCTTATTCCGACCCGTCGAATTCATTGGATAAACAAATGATTCGCCGGTGGATCATCGGTCAGGTCGCCCTATCTTCGGGTCGGGATAGTCTGAACATCGGCTGGAATACTGGCCGCCGCGATGTTCAGCGCACGAACTTCGGCGCCTGGGATGAGGTGGCCGTGATGAAAGGCTACATTCCGGAGGTCTCATGAATTTCCCTGTCGATTTTGAGCAAAAAGCCCAAGCCTCGCGATCAGCGAGTGGCGGCGGGTATCCCGCGCAGATCCGCGCCGCCGACCTCATGGCGAACTTTGCTTATGCCGCTCTGGATGCCAAGAGCGTCGTGCAAGGTTCGCCGCAGCCCTTCTCGACCACGCAGGAAAATCGCGGCGGCACGAAGACCGTGCGAATGCTCACCTTCAACCCCCCGCCTCCGACCGACGGCAAAACCTATGTTTTCGCTTTCTCGGGTGGGGCGTTCAAGTGGCTGCCGACAGAGGAATGCTAATGCAAACACGGAAACCTGAAACCGGAAACCTGAGACCGGAAAACTGCCCCGCCTTTCAAGTTTCAAGTTTCACATTTCACCCTTTTCTCCCATGACCCTCGGCCGCACATCCTCAGGAGCCATCAAGATCAAATCCGACGGCGGCCTTCGCGCTGTGAATTGCGCGTGTTGTAACCCGTGTGGGTGCTATCAAATTTCGATTCCGCTCGAATTGCGTCCACTTTTTGAAAACGCGAACCTTTCAAACCTATCAGCATTCGGGGTTCCAGCGGCTTTCTTTGGATATTTAAAAGCTGAATTTATCGGAGGAATTGAAAACGATGTTTGGTATGCGGACTTTACATACAATTTGCCATACATTTTTCCAATATCTTACTTAGGCATGGGGATTTTTTACCAGAAATCAACAGGATGCTTGGGGATGGGTTCCGGCGCGCCTTCTCCTCACTACATCGAAGGTTATGGGCCGGGAGTCATTTATGACTACGATCCGGGCTTAGTGCCTGAAGCTACTCTTGCCGCCGGAGATGGAAACTCATGTTTTACTTTAGGATATCTGGGATCGTCCGTCGGGTGCTCTGAGCCTGAATTTCAGCCAAATCCTCAAGCTGATACATTTACAATAAATGGATCGGGGTCATTTCCGTTTTGGTATTATTCTACTGATACGAGTGTTGATTCCTGCGCGGGAACACCGTTCCCTCCGTTAAACATAGTTTTGACATGACAATAACTCGCCGCGCCCAACAACTCGCCCGCTTCGGCAACGCCGCGCATCGCTTCGCTCGCGCAGGCTTTGCGACCACCCCGCCCGAAATCCTCGCCGAGCGCGAAGCCACCTGTCGGTCGTGCCCCGAATGGGACGCCGCCGCACTGAACGGCACGGGCCGCTGTCGCAAGTGCGGATGCAGCACTTGGGCAAAACTCCGCATGGCGACCGAGCGATGCCCGCTCGGTAAGTGGGAGGCCGTCTCCGAACCGCTCCAGTAAACGCTCGGAAGCGTTCCCGATTTGACAGTCCGCCGCTCCTCGAGCGGCATGAAACTTTTCCTAGACTCCAAAGCCCGGCGATTCATCAAATCGGCCGCGAGCAATGTCGCGCTCCAGACGCTCGTGCTCAAGCGCCGCGACCAAGTTCCCATTGAAGTCATCTTCGTGGAGAACGGCGTGGCCGTCTCGCCCGTCGCAGGCACGCAGACCACCGTCGCGCTCAAGACCTCTTTTTCTGACTCCAACTTTCTCGCTCTGGCGGCCCCCGGCCAAACCATCCTCGATCTGAATACATTGCCGGTCGAGGCCGCCTTCTCCTCCGATCCTGCCAGCATCAGCGCCTATCTCGAAATCCGCTGGTCAGCTCCGAGCCAGGCATTGCGCACCGCCACGCTCCAAGTCGAAGTTCAAAACTCCGTCATCCTCGGCGACGAGCAGACCCCCGCCGCGCTCCCCGACGGCAAAGCCACGCAATCCGAAGCCGAAGCCGGTCTCTCGAACGAAAAATGGATGACGCCGCTCCGAACGGCGCAAGCGATCACCGCTCTCGCCGATGCCACATTCTACGGCACCACCGCGCCTGATCCGGCACAATTCACTCGATGGGTCCACACCGACCTCGGGCGACTCTTCACATGGTTCGAAGGCGCATGGGTCGAGTTCACCCATTCCACCGCAGCCTCCTCCACATCGACCGTCACTTGGACCGATGTCCTCGGCAAGCCCGCTACCTTCGCGCCATCCACACACACGCACACGATCGCGCAAGTTGACGGCCTGCAAGCCGCCCTTGACGCCGCAGGCACAGGAGGCGGCACATCTGGCCCCACTGCGTGGGCTGACATCACTGGAAAGCCGACCACCTTCGCGCCGACCACGCACACGCACGCCATCAGCGACACGACCGGCCTTCAGACTTCTCTCGATGGCAAGCAACCCTCTGGGAATTATTCGCTAAACGGCCACACGCACACCACCGCGAATGTCACCGGCCTTGACGCCGCCCTCGCCGGCAAAGTCTCCGGCTCCGGCGTAGCCTCGATCTCCGTCGTCCAAAGCCTCCCTGCCACCCTCGTCCCCACCACTTTCTACATAGTCATCCCCAGCGGTGCCACCACCGCATCGGCTGTGCAGCTCGGCAGCGTCTCGCTTTTCACCGGAGATGGAGGCGGAGACGATGGCGGCGGAGGCGGAGGCGGTGGAGACCCCGAACCACCATCCTGGGCTCCGACTACCCTTGCCAATCTCGCCCTCTGGCTCGATGCCACCTCGGGCCTCTACGATGCCACGACCGGAGGAGCCGCCGTCTCAGCCAATGGCGCGTATGTCGCCCGCTGGGAAGACCGATCGGGCAACGCCCGTCACTTCTCGCAGGCCACCGTCAACAGCCGCCCGACCCTCGCCACCGCCGGGCTCAATAGCAAAGCCACGATCTTCTTCGACGGCACCGACGATTTTCTTGATGCGACCTACTCACGCCCCTACGCCGCGAAAACCCTCTTTCTCGTCGTCCGCGTGGACTTGGCAAAAGCACAGATCGGTATTTTTGCGGAGTCCCAAGCCGCCGCCAGCGACCAATCCCTTTACCTCCCGTCCGTGGCAGGCACCACCTCGATCGGGTCCACCACAGACGGCAGTGCCACCCGCCGATCTGCCTCCGCCTACACGCTCGCAACCTACTACATCGCCACCTTTACGCACTCCGGCACCACGATTGCAAATTACCTCAACGGCGTCGCCGCCGTAGCGGAGGGCGATACCTTCCCCGGCGGCACCTACAATGTCGCCCGAGCCCGCCTCGGCGGCCGAATCAACAGCAACGGCACCAATGTCTCAGGCGTTAACCTGCAAGGCTCCATCGGCGAAGTCATCGCCTACGACCGCCTACTCACCACCACTGAGCGCGACACCGTCCACGCCTACCTCTCCACGAAATGGGGGATCGCGCTATGAGCCGCTTCTTCCGCGCTACCTCTGACACCTACGAAGCCATCCGCTCGGCGATGGACGATGCCAGCGGATTCCCAAATTCCAGCGCCTCCACATGGTTCGCTCCTGCCTCGGAAGCCCCGCGTGATGCGGAAGGCCACTGCCTCATCGCCGCCATCCCGCCCATCGCCTCGCATTTCGCCGTCGCCGGAGCCGAGGAAATCACCGCCGAGGATTACGCCGCCGCGCTCCTGCCATGATCATCTTTCCACAAAACCCCACGCTCAATCAGGAATACGAAGCGCCCGACGGCCGCCTGTGGCGCTTCAATGGCTTCGCGTGGGTCGGCTTCTCCCCTCCTCTCACAGCCGACAAGATCACCGACTTCGCCTCGGCAGTTGTCGCCACCGCGCCAAGCCTCGACATCACCACCACCGTCCGCATCGGCGACGGCACTACGACCACCTTCCCGATCGACGGCCTTGTCAGCAGCGACCCCGAGCATGTCCTCGTGGTCTTGAACGGCGTCACGCAGACCCCCACCACCGACTACACGGTCAGCGAAGCCAGCGGCACGATCACCTTTGACGAACCGCCTGCCGCCGGAATGCAAATTTCCTGCACTGCCCTCGGCCTGCGCACCGTCCAGCCGCCAATCGACCCGACTCTCTACCTCTTCGCCTTCGACATCAGCGCCAACGGCCTCACGACCTACAGCGGCCGCCTACTCAACGCCAACCGACCTGCCGCGCCAGCACTCCCAGAGACCGCCACCACTTGGACCGTCAAGCGATCCACCCTCAACGCCGCAGGCCAAATCCTCGCCACCGCCTCCGCCACCGGATCGTGGGCCAACCGGGAGACCCTCGTCTACGCATGACAACGATTACCGAATCCAACATCACGCAGACGCTCGATCTCTCTTCGTTCGAACTCACCCTCCCGCCGAGCGTCGTCGAATACCCGAGCCGCTCGAGCTTCCCGAGCATCGGGAAACCCGACCGCCTCTACCTGGCCCTCGACGAAGGCATGCCCTACCGCTGGTCGCCCACCGCGAGCGCCTACAGGTCGTTAATCGAAACCATCGACGGCGGCAATTTTTGACACTCACCCACCCACGAACACCAACACCTAACCCATCACCACTATGCCACAAGTCATCAAACTAAAACGCGGTTCTGGAATTCCCGTTTCCTTGCAGAACGGGGAAGCCGGTTTCGACACCTTAAACAAGGCCCTCTACATCGGCACAGCCGAGGGGGTCTACGACCTCGCGGGCGTCAATTACGCGAAGAAAACCTTCGTCAACGACGCGGTCCAAGCCGAAGCCGACCTGCGGAGCTCAGCGGATTCGACGCTCACCTCGAACCTCAATGCGGAAATCTCCCGCGCTCAAGGTGCCGAAAGCGATCTCGCTGACGACATCTCCGCTGAGACATCCGCCCGCCAATCCGCGATCAGCTCCGAGCAGTCCGCTCGCGAAGCAGCCGACCTCGTTCTCGACGGAAAAATCTCGACCGAGAAAGGCCGCATCGACGCAATTCTTTCTGCATCAAGCGCTGATGCCGATAATTTCAAAGAAATCGTCGACCTCATCAACAGCGTCGATCTCACGAACGACAACGCCCTGGCAGCCGCCATCCTCTCTATCAACGACGACATCGCCGCTGAAGAGACCGCACGCATCGCTGGCGACTCCGGTCTTCAGACCTCGATCAATGGCGTCTCGAGCAACCTCAGCGCGCTGACCACACGAGTCACCGCAGCGGAAGCAGATATCGTTTCCGAGGAATCCGCTCGCATCGCCGCAGTCTCCGCCGAGGCCGCTTCCCGCGCTTCGGATGTGTCCGGCCTCGAGTCCGACATCGCCGCCGTCCAGAGCAATCTGGATTCGGAAAGCTCGACCCGTTCGACAGCCGATACCTCGTTGTCCAACCGCATCACCACCCTCGAAAACGCCAGCGCGGACAGCCGCCTGGACGCAGTCGAGGCCGATGTGGCCGACCACGAGACCCGCATCACTGCTCTCGAGACCACCATCGACGGCGGCAGCTACTAGTAACTAACCCAACCCCGGCGGGGCGCTCAAATAGCGCTCCGCCACGCGGGGGGTCTAACTCCGCGAAATCAAAATCCGCCACATGGCAAACACACAAATAGTTCCCAAACTCTCGACGGTCGCGGGCAAAATCCCAACCCCCGATCAGCTCTCATCAGGAGCGATTTCGATCAACCACACAGATCGGAAGATTTACGCCAAGCACCCGAACGGCACCGTCTACAAACTCGCAGGCGCCAAAGACGCACCCGATCGCGTCTGGGCCTTCGACATCTCAAGCGACGGCACCACCACTTTTCTGGGATACCTCCTTTACTCAGAATTCCCGAACACCGGCAGCGTCTACGACAGCGCCAACTGGGAAATCTCCCGCACCAATTTCAACGCGGCAGGCACCACCAGCACCGAATCCAGCGCCACCGGCGCGTGGTCGAACAAAACCTCCCTCCAATTTTCTTAACCCAAAAATCCAAACACCATGAACGCTACCAACCCAATCGAAATCGACGGCAAACAATACCCGAAATATTCGCTTAACTTGGCCATCACAGGCAAATACAACGGCGATGGATCTTCAGACGCCAATGTCGCCATGCGTCTCGTCCCGACCCGCATCGAAGACGGCGAAGTCATCCCCGCAGACGAAGCAGCCATCGGCATTGCGCTCGGATCACTGGCAGGAAGCGACGAAGCCACCCAGCAAGCGGTTGGCGCGATCCAAGCCGCCTTGCAAACCTACATCCAAGCAAAAGGACTCTAAGCCATGGCCCTCATACTATCTGCCGCCACAGGCAACTTTAACGAAACCGCAACTTGGGTCGGTGGAGTTGTGCCTACGGTTGGCGACGAAGCTCGCGCCTCGACGGGTCACACGATCACCATCACTGCTAATGTCACTTGTGATGAAGTTTCCAATGCAGGAACAGGCATTTACACACTAAATAGTGGCGTAACGCTCACTGCTAATGTCACTAACAAATCGACAACCGTAACGCGCAACTGCCTGCAATTTACAGCAGTCTCGCCAGCGGTTGGTTCGATTGTAGGAAATTGCACGGGCGGGACGGCGGTTTCCGCCATCGCGGCAAATAACACATCTTCGGGAACGCTCACCATAACCGGCAATGTAACCAGTGGTAGCGCGAGTAGTTCAAACGGCGCAACTAATTCCGGCTCCGGCACGATCACCATTACCGGCAATGTTACCGCTGGAAGTGGCGCAAACGGAGTCCATAATGGAAGCACCGGCACGGTCACCATTACCGGCAATGTTACCGCGAGCAGCACAGCCTCTGTGCACGGCGCAAACAACAACTTAACCGGCACGCTAAACATCATCGGAAATGCGACCGGCGCGGGTGGGTCGGCGGGGCATGGCGCAAATAATTCCAGCACCGGAACGCTGAATATCACGGGCAATGCTACTGGCGGGAGTGTGTCAGGTTCGAGTGGCGCAAATAATGCTGCTGCGGGCGTTATTACTATTATCGGCAAAGCCACTGGCGGCGTTTCTGGACCGGGCGCTTTAAACGCGTCGACCGGTTCCATCACCGCGACTCGCGCTGTGGGCAATGGCTATGGGCCGGGTTCGACCGGACTTGCCGCAGCCGTTGGAGTTGCAAACTCCGCGCTTGGAGTTGTGAGCGTCGAAGAGCTTGAGTATGGGACGCTCGGAATGTCGCCCACCAGCGGAACAGGCATCCGGTTGAAAAAAGCCAACACCAATGTCGCCGTCTTTAATTTCTGCGACACAGCAAGCGCGAAAACCCTCATCGACGCCACGGCGAACGCCGCCATGCCAGCCGCAAACCATGTCCGCAGCGGATTAAGCTACGCAGGAGGAGCGGCCACAGGCACGCTGGCAGTGCCGCTGCCAAGTCAAGTTGCGGTGGGAGTCGCCACAGACAACACGGTCGGCACAGCCTTTGTCACTGGATCAGACATCGCTATCGCCGTGTGGGGAGCAGCAACACGCACCATTACCGGCGGGATGGTTGACACGGCCACAACGCTGACCAACTCGCCAGATGTTCCAACCGAGGCTGAAATCGCCAGCGCAGTCTGGGGAGCCGCAACCAAAGAAATCACTGGAGGCACCGTCACCACGCTCACCAACGCACCCACCGTGCCGACGGTCGTCCAAATTCGCCAAGAGATGGACAGCAATTCCACTAAATTGGCCAATCTGGACACAACGGTGTCATCGAGACTCGCGCCAAGCGGCACGCTGGCCACGGTGACCACCCTCACCAACGCGCCGACCGTCCCAAGTGCAACCGATATTGCCACACAGGTTCGCACCGAACTTGCCACCGAGCTGGCCCGAGTCGATGCCGCCGTGAGCACCCGCCTTGCCGGTTCTGCCTACACCGCGCCAGCGAACAGCGATGTAGCCGCGATAAAGGTTAAGACAGATGCTTTGAACACCGAGCGCCTCGCCAATGTGGCCACCACGGCCATCGTCGGAAATCTCATCGCCCAGGCGAACAGCTAATGACCGAGGAACTCCTCTCCCTCACGACTCACGCCAGCGGTCAAAGCGACCGCTGGCTGTTTGTCGCCCTCCTCATCATCGGCCTTGCTGCAATCGGGATTTTGTTCCGGTATTTCACCGGTCGCCTCGACAGCCTCCAAGACCGGATGGACACGCAGACCGCCGAGTTTGTCGCGCACCTCAAAACGGCGAATGCCGAAATGCTCTCCGTCATCGCCAGCGCCAAGGCCGTCATCGAGCGCGTCGAGCGGAAACTGGAAAAGCCCTGAGCCTTTGACACCTCCGCAAAGACGATGAAAGCAATCTTCTACATTCTCGACAGAGCGGCTGAGTCGTCTTCCTGGAGGGGTGCAATTTTGATGGCCACTGCGCTGGGCCTGCGTCTTGAACCCGAGCTTCAGAACCAAATCGTGGCAGCCGGTCTCGGCCTCGTGGGATTGATTAACCTCCTGCGAAAAGAAAAATGAATCCTCCGCGAGTCGCGGCGACCATGGTGATGCTCGGCTGGATCTTTTTGGCGATCTCCTTCCTCAGCTCCTGCGTGGCCGTTC